TTATTTTAGTTGGCGAGGCTAGACGCTCTAGCACTGTGTATACCAGAGCGCTAGCCTCGCCGTGTGCTAGGACTTGATGCCCATCTTGGCTAGGGTGGACTTGCCAGAGCTATCGGTGCGAGCTGGAGCCTCGTTGGGCAGGTATATCATCACTCCACCCCTGGCTCCGTGTAGGCCAATCTTGCCGTCAGCTGCAAGCTGCTGCGTGATGTCTACTGGTTTGGCGTCCTCGCCGTAGTAGGCTTTGAGTGCTGAGTTGAAGCCAGAGTAGACTGTGTGTATGCCTGCGCTCTTGTCGGGGTTGCGTAGGCTCTTGATTGCTTGATGCGCAAATGCCTCGTAGCTCATGCGTTTGGTGACTGCGGTGCCGTCGCCTGTGGCTTTCTTGGTGGTCATGTCGTGTCTCCTAGCCTGTAAAAATTTGAGCCCCCAGCTTCGTGGCTGGTGGTTCGTCAGGCAATTTCAGCTTACCACGAGGCTCGGGTGGTTGTCAAGTGCCGTTTTAGCCTCGTTTTGAGGCTGATTTCATGCGATTTTTTGAGCCTGACGGATGGTTGGCGCAGATAGTTAGCTCTGATGAGACTGAGCAAGACCAATGGCTATGAGCTAGGGTAGGCTAGGCTCAATAGGCTAGGATAGGTGTGGTTAGGCTTGACAGGAGAGGTAGTGGCGTGGTATGATATAGCTAGGACGGAGTCCTAGACAAAGAACCCTGGGCTCCAACCAATCGTCCAGCTAGTTGCCTATGCTGAACTCTGGCTTGCCCCAGCTAGGCGTCCCACGAGCCTGTGTGGACAGCTGGCACGGCGACGGCGAGCCTGGCCACGAGAGTAGCGAGCCTGACACGCCATGCCCACGTGCCCCATTGTCCGCCTCCCTAAAGGTAAAGTACCCCCATATATTTAGAATTTACAAAAGCGGCGACCAGACTCGCCCAGAAGCTAAAATAAATCGTAGACACAAAAAAGGAGAACTGCACAAAAAATGGATACAGCTAATATAGATAACATAACAGACGGGGCGAACAACGTCGAGGACTGCAAACCGCGACAGTACCCTTGCTGCCACTGCCATTGCTGCCCATATCGCTGCCCGCAGTCGCAGTCCTACTACCAACCAACCTGGATAACGTACTGGCCGCCGATTGCAACTTATACCTACACTATGCCAGCATAGGATTACACTACATAACAGGAGGTATAGACCAATGGACTGGACAGACATCGGCATAATTATAACTTCGGTGCTCCTGCTTCTGGCGGGGGGTTACATCCGCAAGCTCACCCAGGAGATAAAGGAGCTTATCGACGCCATCATCAGAGCGCTGCTCGACAACCATATCACCAAAGATGAGCTTGCCACCATACTTGCTGAAGCCAAAGACGTCAAAAACGTCGCTCTCAGCATCGCCAAGGTGATTACACGTGCTAAATAAGGTACTACTTGCCCTTCACAGCTATCTTACTACGTATCTTGAACTTGAGCCACCCCAAAAACCTGCTAAATTAAAAGAGTGGTGGGAGGATAACCTGCCCACCAGCACAGAGGAAATTGAGGGTGGCTTGGTATATGCCCTCTTGCAAGAGAGGTTTCCCGACGCCGAGCTTTTCATCTCAGATAGGCGTTATAACCTAGCAAACTACAACGACATTGCCCTGTTTATCGCCCAAGATGAGACCAACAAGATGGGATATGTGCCCGATAAGCGGGACTGCGACGACTTCAGCTATCGGCTGATGGGGCAGTTCAGCGTTCCAGGCTGGTCGGCGCTAACTTTTGGTATCATCTGGACGCCGACTCATGCCTTTAACATTATGATTACAGAAGATTTAGAAATTTGGTTCGTTGAACCGCAGACCGATGTCCTCACTAAAGAGCCTGAGAGCGACGTAGAGCCGCCTCGAATGATAATAATGTAGGATAGCACATAAAAAGTCTTTTAAGGGGCAGAAACTTTACCTGATGGATGCTTAGGGGGTCTCTGTGGAGCAACCGAACCCGATTACACCCTGGGAATTATACTACACCTTCTTACAACTTACAGAACCCCAGAAAAAGGTTGTTTTAGAACTCATAAAATATCTACGTTCGGAGGAAAAACGCTAGACTATGCCAAGATACGACTTTATCTGCGATAACAAGCACGAATTTGAAATAAAACTTTCTTATGAAGACTCGCTGGTTGCAGTTTGCCCTGATTGTGGTGCTTCCGCTAAGGCAAAGCTACAGCCCACGCCAATTAAACTTGCATGGATTGTGCCCCTTCACAACAAAGACCCGTTCAATCCACATCCGCAGGGATATACACCAGGAAATTTGAGAGGTATATAATGGCCAGACCTATAGGTTCCAAGAATCGCAAAAAGCCAGGCGACCCAGATTACGTAAAGATGGGCTTTCCGTCTGGAGCAACGAAGATAGTAGAATCTATGCCCGTTGCCGAGATTATCAGCACTAAGCTTAAAATTTTAGAGATGTTTGACAATCGGGAGATAGACAATCTCTCACAGGCAGGGAACAAGTTAGGTCTATCCAAGACTAGGCTCTACCGATGGAAAGAGAAAGACAAGTTTTGGTCTGAGCAGATAAACCAGGCAAAGGAACTTATCGCCGATGAGCTTGAGCAGGAACTCAAGAACCACGATGGTCGGTTTATGCCCTACGTCACGACTAGAATATTTATGCTAAAGGCTCTACGACCCAACATGTACCGTGATAATGCTAAACTTGACGTTACAGATAGCAAGTTAACAGCATTGCTTGAAGAACTAAAAGCATTAACAGTAAAGGAAAGCAAGAAGGTAGTTCCCAGCGAACCGCCCAAAGAAGAAACTAAAAAATAAAGGAGTGTGTGTGTAAAATGAGCATATATTTGCCCTGGCAGACAGCCACAATAACAACTACAACTAGCACGACCGTGTCAGATGCCGTCAACCTTCAGAACAACTGCGAGTTTATGCAGGTAATACTACCCGCCCTCACAAGTTGCTCTGTTTCCGTGCACGTGTGCGACACGTCTGGTGGAACCTATGTTGCCCTTGGAAATGGTGTAGCAACTGGCACGACAACGGGCAGCTACTCGACGACCTTCAAGCTTGGAGGATACCAGTATATCAAAATTGTAACTTCCGCTGCGCAAGGAGTGAATCGCAGCATCAAAGTACGGGGATTCAAATTATAATAGGAGTGTGTGTGTAAAACTATGGCAAAGAAAGAAAACTCAAACGCCCAGGTTACCAAAGCAATCGAGATTGTCGAACTCAAGACAGACCGAGACCAACTGCTTGCCCAGGCAAATGCCCTCTCAGGGGCAATCACCTATATCAGTCAGAAAATAGCTGCTCTTGAAGCTCCTGCTGAGGAGCCTAAAGTGCCGATAGAAGGGGGTGGCGGATAATGTTAGACATATTTGACGGCGGGGGGCTAGAAATATTTGACAATATTTTTGCTGTGCCTGTAACGTATAACGATGACGTTCCTATATACTTAGGAACTGACAAAGACATTGTCACGCTTAATCGTAGCACAATCCTAAATGCTAACACGGCACTAACAGGTGTCCTGATTGGAACCCCCGTAGCCCAAGCTATTGCAGCTAACTCATTCATGTTATCCGATGTAACTGCCAGTGGGGATTTAGCCTTCTATGTTAATAAAGGCAGTCACTCCCAGATGGTATTCTGGGCAGATGGTTCTTCTGGTGATACCGCTATCATGGCAGCCACAGGGCAGTCGGTCGACGTATATATAGCAGGAGCTAAGGAATACGATATAGCTGCGGGTGCGTTTACCGCAGGGGCGGACACTAACGGTATCGACTTAAAGTTCTTTGGTGATGTAACCAACTCTTCTCTATTCTGGGATGCCAGTGGAGAAGTTTTAGTTATAGACCAAGGCGCTACTAGCACAAATGTTATTCAGTTACTATCAACAGGTCTTGTGGCTCATGGGGCTACTACTTTAGCTCCGACTAATGCTTGGGGCTTTATCAAGAAGTTAGAGGACAATGGGGGTTTACGTTTAGCAGGATTTAAGGGTGGTGCTTCAGCTTTAGGGGCACTTGTTTTACAGGGATATCTCGGTACGGACGTAGATACCACAAAGAGTACGGCAGGTCGTGGTATAATAGAAATCCAGGCATACCAGTTAACGGGAACTGGTGTGGACAATGTGGTGGCGAATGGTAATGTCTTAGCTGTAAGAGGATGGACTGGTGGCACTTCTTCAACACTACTAATCATTGATATAAATGGCAATGTCCATGCTACCGACTTTATTGCTGGGATGGGAGAAGGTGGCTCCGTTGCCCTTACTGGTGGAAACCTAAGAGCGCCTGACCTAGCAGCTGGCACAAATCAGGCTGGTGCAGACCTGACTATATCGGCAGGTAAAGGCACTGGTACGGGAGATGTGGGGCAACTAATCTTCCAGACCCCAAGAGTAGGGTCATCTGGTGTAACTGTTCAAACTCTGACTACACTTGTTACAATGGACGAGGCTACTATTACTGCGGGTGCGGACACAAGTGGTGCTGACCTAAAGATATTCGGTGATATAACAGCTTCTTACATCCAGTGGGATGCCAGTGAAGAACTGCTAACTATTGACCAAGGTGCTACAGTTACTAAGGCACTAAACTTTGCTGCTACAGGTGTTCTTGCTACAGCGTTGACTACTGCTACCACTCCAGACGTTGCTACTGCTGATTGGGGAGTGTTTGGTGAGCTTGCTACAACTGGTGGGCTCAAACTTCTAGCTCTTGGTACAGACGCTGCTCAAACAACCAATATGGTTTTTGAAAGTTGGGGTGGGACAGCGGATACTACTAAGACAACAGCAGGGCGTGCTTTAGTAGAGATTTATGTCACTGAACACAATGGAGCAAATGCTATAGCCAATGTAACTGCCAATGGTAATGTCTTCGGGGTCAGGGCAAGAGTCGGGGGAGCAGATGTTATGCTTCTCTCGGTTGACGAAGATGGGGATGTCCTGACAAACGGTGGGATAACTACTGGTAGTAATATTCTATCACCAAATAACACACCATTGCAATTTAAGAGCGCTGCTGGTGCTGCTAGGAATATCCTTGTTCTTAATAACAACAACCATGTTTACTTCACCAACCAAGACGGTTATATTGTTTTACAGACATTGGGGGCATCTGCACTTACGACAAGAGTACAATTTACGAGCGGAGCAAACGTTAGTGCTATCGAGTGGCAAAATTCTTATCATACGGGGTTAAAGTTTGGTCTAGCTGGAACAGCAACAGGTTCTTTCAGAGTGGAGGGAGCTACCTCTGGTGCCGTTACCGTAACCGTAGGTGCTGTTGCTGGTACTTGGACAATGACACTACCTGCTGCGGTTGGAGCTGCTGGTTACTTTCTAGTGGATGCTGCTGGTAATGGTGTTACTTCATGGAGTAACCTTTTGCCCGCTATTACGGGCTTGCCCGCAGATGGAGTAATTCAGACATCTACTGGGGCTAATGAATATTTTGCCCTTGAAGCTTACAACTCTACCGCAGGCAACCGTACAGGAATGTTAGCTATTGGAGTCCAGAACAACACGGCTGCTGGCGCTAGGATAGGCTTTTTTGGTGTCACACCAGCAGTTAAACCTTCAGCCTACACCCAGACATACACTACTGCCGACAAGACCATTGCTAATCCTACATGTGTGAGTATGGGCGACTTGGTAGCTACCACTGGTGGCTGGGGAGCTAGTTCCGAGGCAAACTTTGATAAAATCACTGCTGCGGTTGACCAGATAATTGCTGATAATCTAGACCTTCGCCAAGGACTAACTGCTCTTATAGATGACTTGCAGACACTAGGATTAGTAGGATAAAATTAAAGGAGCAATAAAATGGCAGATGGATACAAACTAGAGATTCAACTACGAGACACAACATTGCTGTTTGACACGGAGGGTGCAAGAAACGCCGCCGCCACCAGCATTAGGAACAAGCTTGAGGCAGTCGACGTACCAGCAGACAATATTATCCTCGCTAAGTATAACACAGTTGAGGAAAAGGTTTGGAAATTAGTAGGAACGGCTTAGTCTATGCCAAATGAGGCGCAGCAAAAGTTAATCTTCGACAAACTTGAATACAACCCTACGTCTGAACAGTGGGCTATACATAAATGTCCTGCAAGGCTACGTCTTGTAGCAGGTGGAGAACGCTCAGGTAAGAGCCACTCTGCCGCACACGACCTTATGGGCAGATTCTTCGAGGGCAAATTATTCTGGCTGGTGGCTGCTGACTACGAGCGAACCAGGGCAGAGTACGACTACATTTGCGACTCTCTGACCAAACTTGGCATCAACTATACAGCATCAAAGAAAGTCGACCCAGGAGAAATCATCGTTGAGGGCGGGTTCCTAATTACTACCAAGTCTGCGAAAGACCCAAGGAAGCTGGCTATGCTGCCCCCAGATGGTATTCTAGTCTGCGAGGCGAGCCAGATTGACTTCGAGACGTTTCTAAGGCTAAGGGGCAGGCTCATCGAGAAGCGAGGTTGGATGCTAATGTCGGGGACATTTGAATCTAGTCTTGGCTGGTACGTCGATATGTTCAACCTGGGCAAGACGAGCAACAAGTACGAGCTAGAATCATTTAGTCTGCCCACGTGGACTAACCTAGTTATCTTTCCTGGAGGTCGCACCGACCCCGAAATACAGGCTATTGAAGCAATGTCTTCTCCAGAGTGGTTCAACGAGAGATTTGGTGGGGTTCCAACGCCTCCAAGGGGTCTCGTGTTCAACGAGTTTAGAACCCATATACATGTTGGAGCAGGCAAGGAATACGAATTTGACCCCCTAGAACCTGTGTATCTATGGACTGACCCTGGCTATGCCGCTTATTGTGCGGTCGAAGTAGTGCAAAAGCGTGGCGACGAAGTATTTATAGTGGACGAAATCTATGAGAAAAGTCTGGTCACTTCTGAAGTAGTAATCGTAGCCAAACAAAAACCCTGGTGGAATAAGGTCGTTGGTGGCGCAATCGACATAGCAGGCACTCAACATCAATCTATGCCCGCCCCATCAGAAATCTGGTTCAACGAAGGAGGCGTAAGTCTACGAAGTCAAAAGATTCGTATTCAGGATGGCATCGAACGCTTGAAGTCCAGCCTTAAAGTAAATCCAATAACCAACAGGCCAGCAATTCACATCAACACGAAATGCGAGGGTCTCATATCTGAGCTTGGGGGTTGCCCTCAGCCTGGTACGGGGCAGACGGCCATATACAAATGGCGCATGGATAGAGATGGAGTTGTTGTAGGTGATGTCCCAGAAGACAAGAACAATCATGCTATAAAGGCGACTATCTATGGTTTAGTTGATTTGATTGGCTACACGCCATACCAGAACCGAGCTAAAACTAAGTTTTTCTAAGGAGACGTAATGAACAAAATTTCCTTCAGCGAGTTCAGGAGACTTACAAATTTTGAGGTAAAGTCTATCGTGCCCGTAATCGTTATAGTAAACGGCGAAGATACCTATTTAGTAGACCTCAAAGAGAACGTCATCTGCACTGGCGACTTGCACCTTAGAGTGCGGAACAATCTACATGCTCAAGAGAAGAAAGCTAGAGCGGGTATGCCCCCACCTGAGACTATTCAGTTGACTGATAGTGGAAAGGGCAAGTTGCTCAAACCCGAAGATACGAAAATTGAAGATTTAGTGTTTACAGTATAGGAGTAATTATGGCAGTGTTCTCGGAAATAACTGAAATAAAAGGTGCCATACACAAATTCACTAACGACACAACCTTCATTAAGCTGCGTTCTCGATGGAATACAGATTTTGATTTGTACAGATTAAAACCTTACGACGGCGGAAGTGGGTATTATAGCTACACATCTAACGCCCCTAGAAACCTAATAACCAGAGGCGTGTCTATGCTTGTCGAGTCGCAGTTAATGTTTAGGATGCACGAGGAACTACTAAATGACGAAGAGCGAAACACTGCCAACAACAATGAGCGGTTGTACTATGGTGCTGTAAACATAAACAATGAGATAAACCTGCGCATGGTAGACTCACCATCTATTTTAGACCAGATGGCTTGGCACGCTGTAGTTCGTGGAGGTTTTGCAGAGTTAGTATATGTGTACAAGCACAAGAAAACTAATGACACCATCCCAAGAATACTTATTTGGGATTTGTACAACACAGCTTATGGGGTCACCGATGATGGCGTATCCTGGGCAGCATACACTAGAAAAGCTACCAAAGAACAGGTAAAAGAAGAATACGGCATAGACACTCAACCATCTCTAACGAATAACCTTGTTGATGTAATAGACTACTGGGACGACGAGAACAATGGTATTATAGTAAATTCTCAGTGGGCGAAGAAGTTAGAACCGCATGGTCTGGATGCCTGCCCAATATACATCATCAAGGCGGGGTCTATGCCTGCCGTCTGGCAAGATAGGTATGAGTATACAGGCACTCATTTAGGGGAGAGCATACTTTCAGCAAACCGAGACTTATATCCCATAACGAATAAAACAATGTCTGACCTCCTAACTATCGTCAGGCGTGGTGTTAAAGTGCCACTTGGCTTTTGGTCACGTGGCGGCCAACGGACTCTTGACGAGGACATCTGGCAAGTAGATAAGGCAGCAGTTGTTCCAATGGATATAGATGCTGGCGAAAAGATAGAACCCCTTATTCAACCGTCAATGCCTGCTGATTATGGTAACTTATTAAACACTTTATCGGGAGAAGAGCAACGGGGCGGATTATCACATCTCGCTCAGGGGACGCTCGGATTTAGACTTTCAGGTTTTGCTGTAAATCAAGTGAACGCTTTTGTCTATACCACAGTCGCTCCCTATGCAACCTGTATTGAACAAGGTATGTATGCCGCTGCTGTGGAAATAGCAAATCAGTTTGCTAAGGGCAACTGGAAGCCTCTTATGGTTAGGGGCAGAACCAGTAAGGGCAGGAACTTTGGTGTGCCTCAAGCAATTCAAATATCGCCAAATGATATAAATGCGGACTGGCGGCCAGAAGTTACACTAGAGATAGTTCTTCCAAAAGATGACGCTCAGAGATACCAACTTGCAAGATTGGCGACAGAGGGCGAACGACCTCTTATGTCGATTAAGTCTGCCCAAGAGGAACTAATCGGAGTGCAAGATACAAGTCTTGAGAGTGAACATATCATGGAAGAATGGGCAAACATACTGCCTACTGTACGGTTGTACAAGGCATTTCAATCTGCCTTAGCTCAAGGACATCCAGACGTGGCTATGAACATCCTTGCAGAGCTACAAAAATTAACTGGTGGTCAACCTCAACCTGGAGCAGGGGGACAGCAAGGTGCTCCTCAGCTTTCACCACAACAACTACTATCAATGCAAGAGCAAGGTGTTGGCGTGCCAGGTGGTGAGACTGGATTGTCTTCGGATGTAATGCCCCCAGAGGCGATGGGTGGTCTACCTAGTGGTGCCAGAGGAGCACAACTTTCGCTGTTTGGTGAGGAGGGATAATGCCTACCTTACAAGAAGAACTAGAAGCAAAATGGGGCACTAACGAAGTAACAGGCACTAGCATAGAAGAATACGAAGACTACAAGAAAAAGCTCCTCATCTTTATGCAGAGGGCTGTATCTTATGGTTTTATAACACAAGACCAAGCAGACAACATTATATTTAGAACTGAATCGTATATCAACCAGAACGTTCCTGTTAAAGATTTGCCCTATTACAAAGAGGCAATAAGTCCCCCAAAGGCAGATGAGACTCTTATTAGTTGGGCGACCACACAGGCTAAAGAGACAGGCAGAACAACAGAAGAGGCTAGACAAGCCCAAATGTTAACCCAAGCGCAGCAGGCAGCGGGCTTAACTGAGATGTCCAAGTCTATCTTTGCTCAAACTTCTCAAGCTGACCAGGCTATGTTCGACTTATTCTCAAAGTTTGCTGAGGAAGAAGCTCCAACTGGAGAACCTCCGCCTATAAGTGATTATATCAAGGAACTATTAGAGACTGTATCCCCTAATGAACAACAGTATTTGAAAAGTATCCTTCCAGGAGTTGTAGGCGAGTGGCAAGCAGAAAATGCAGATGTTCGGCAAGCTTGGTGGAGAACTTTACAGACTCCTATCGCTGACCGAATACAACAGCGAATATCAGAAAGTACAGCGCTTGCCCAAGATTTGTTAACAGTTTATGGCAAAGACCTATTACAGATGCAGCAAGGCGCTAGACAGCTTGCTCAAGCATCGGTTGAGCAATATGGCGGTAAGTATACCGAGCAAGAGCTATACAATATTCTATATCCTCGGCTCAAGGAGAGACGCGGGCAAGTAGCCGACATACCTAAGATTGCAGCTAGTCTTTATGCTGATATACCTGCCCTAGAAGAAACAGGAAGGATGCAAGAAGGTGTGCCTACAGCCGAAGACCCGTTTAAGACATATTTATCCAACTTCCCTTGGAGGCAGGATTACTTGAAACTTTCACCTGCTGCACGAGGCGTAAGCACTGCTAGATTTGCACCTCCCGCAACATGGAGGGGTTTCTAGTATGCCACTTCCTGTGAGTCTCAGAGCAAAACCTGTAACAAGACCCAATATGGACTGGCTGAAATCCTGGGCAGAGATGCAGCAGAAACTAGGTGTTTCTCCTATTGATGCCAGTAAGATTGTCGGTCTGCCCGAAGCTGATATTTCACCTGTAAGCGCTAGTGCAACGGCGCCTTACACTCCTGCCCTAGCACGAAAAGCATGGGAACAGGTGCAAGCAGAAACTCCATTTCCCGACTTACCAGAGGAGGGTGAGGAGCTAGTAGAAGGCGTAAGGTTAATGCGGGGCGGAGAAGTTGTCCAAGAAGGTGTCGGGTTTCCGATAGGACATATTGACCCCAAGACTGGTAAGTTTCAGATGTCTTGGCAGGCTTATGGGCAAGGTGCTTTAGGCAAAGTAGGAGAAGCTGTAGAAACTGTGTTTGCTCCTTTTACTGCTACTGGTATAGGTTTAAGAGAAGTAACCACTAAAGGTGGGGGCATTAAAGCAACCAGCCTTGGTGTTGAACTAGAACTACTTAATCAAGAGCTAATTACAGGCACAATAACTAAAGAAGATTACCAGAAAGAACACGAAAGAGTCATCCAAGAAATGGCGGGGAAGGTGGAGGAGTACAAGAAACAACCCTGGTGGCAGCAACTTCTATGGGAATCTCCAGCATGGGCTGTACTTGCAGCAACAGGGTTAAGTGGACTACGAGCTTGGCGAGCGGCGGGGCAACTGCCAACGCCAGTAAAGATAGCTGCCAGAGTGCCGTTAGCTCCTATTGCTGGAGGCGAATTAGCGCTTGGAACTACTCTCAAGTATGGTATTGGCATACCATTAAAGTATGCTACGAAAGGTGTAACTCAGGCAGCGCTAAAGACTTTTGAGAAGGTATTAGACACAGGGTTAGACAAATGGATAGCCCAACAAGGGCGAATTGACCCTCGCTATCGTAGTTGGTTTGCTGATTTAATAGTTAAAGACCGTGATTGGTTGGTTGAGAAAGCTACTGAGAATCTAAAAAGAAGACTAGCAGAAAAGAAAGGGGTTAGCTACGCCAACACACAGGCAGTAAACGACACTATAGTTGATATTGAAGCTAGGTTACTACCAACGGCAGAAGCTAAACCTCTTGCTATCCCTAAACCTGGTGAACCATTCCAAGCAACAGGCTGGAGAGGCGTGTCACCACAGAGGATACCCTCAACTACTGAGAGAGCTTTTGGAGAAGGTACTTACTACGCTGTAGACCTACCTGGCGCAAAAGGACTAGCAGAAACAATAGCTAAACGATATGCTGCTGCACAACCAGCTAGCGAATTAGTAGGTGCCGAGCTTGAAACTGCAATGGCGGAAGTTGAGGGTGGAGTTATCCAAGCAGAGATAAACTTGACTAACCCAATGGTTGTGGATGAAGGCAGCAAGTGGTTTCAGACCATATTCAATAAAGGCAAACGAGCAGGTGTAAAGCAAGGTCTTGCCGCTCCTGAAGCTAACCAGATGGGCTTTGATGAGATACAGAAGGAAGTCAAGCGGCTAGGGCATGATGGCCTCATTGTCGTGCGGGAAGAAGGCTATCTTGAAGTAGTCTTGCCCCAAGAGGCTCCAGTTGCTAAACCTTTAGTAGAAGAAGTAACTCCAGCAGTTTCACAAGATATAGCTAATATCCATAACGAGTTAGAAGAGGGGTCTACATACAATATATCCGACAAGATTGGGGATATGTCTGGAAAACCCTACTATTCCGTCTCGCTATATCCTGAAAGGACGGAGGTCTTAACGGGGCAGACCAGAGTCACTGAAGCAGACATTGAAGCCTTTATAGCTAAAAACGCTGACCTACTTAATAAGCCAGGAAATAGTGTTGGTTCATGGACAAGAGATGGCAAAGATGTTGTCTTAGACGTTGTGGTTACTCCCGCATCTAGAGAAGAGGCTATCAGGTTAGGACTACAGAACAACCAAGAAGCAATATTCGACCTAGAAAAGGGCGAAGAGATACCACTAGCGGGGTTCCAAGATTTACAAATTACACACTATGGGCGAGTAGTTCGAGATATTGTTGCCACTGAAGACATGGGTAAAGGAGAGGCGGGTTCCGAGGCAGTGTTCTACAAAGAATACAAACCTTGGTTCAAAGAGGGATGGTTTGTTAAACGAAGTTATTGGTATGCCTCAGGACAGACAGTTGAGCCTCGGTTCAAAGGTATGCCCTCAGCAGAGACCACGCAACTACTTAAAGTTTTTGATACATCCTTAGTTACCGAAGCAGAAAGGACTGCTTTCTTAGCTAAGAAAGAAGAACTACTCTCTAAGTTCCGAGCAGAATTTGGGCAGCAGTTTGGTAACTTAGCCCAACAGGGTAGAGAAGTTGACTTCGCTACAGCTAAGGCTCTTGGATATGAGGGAGTAAAGACAGGCCAGGCAGTAACAATATTTAAGGATATAGATGTAAAGGCTCCAGCAGTTGAGCCAAAAGTTATCCCTCAAGTTCCAGGTGAACCTGAAGCTGGGATACAACCAACTGTTAAGAACCTACAAACAATGTACAGAGGGCTTGAAGAGATTGTTAACGCCCAGCGGATAGTTTGGAAAGGCAAACGAGGCATTGAAGCCGAACTCGCTCGAAAGACCATTAATGATATTACAAAAGAACTTGGATTCGTTCAAGAGCTTATCGAAAAGGCAGCCGAGATTGACCGAAGACCGTCGATGTCGTCTATGAGACAACACATAATGGCAGTTGTGAAGGCCAAAGGATTGCCTAAGAGCCAGACAGTTGAATTATTCAAGCGGGTAACGGGCAAGGCTGGTCTCACGAGAATGACGCAGACACAGCTAGAAGATGTTTTAGATGCCGTGTTTAAGGCAAGGCCGAAGACCTCACATGGAAAGCGGGTAGTTACACTAAAGACTGAGAACTCTATACAAAGCTTAAAGAACGAGCTTATCAGCAAGGGTAAGCTAACCGAAGAAGGCTACAGTAAACTTCTGGGTGATATGGGTCTTGCTACAGACAGGTACATAACCAGAAATGCCTTCGCTACAGAAGCAGAAGGCAGGGCAATAATTCGTAACGTACTGCTAGAAGAGCGCCTAGGATTCGCCGAGCGGGACATCACTATAAGCAAGAACCTAGAAAAGGCGCCAGCCGATATGAAAGAAATCTATGAAAGCTTTACAAAGAGAGTACCCGAAAGTGACACCAGTATTGCTCGAACCGTTGGTGATTTTGGTCGGCAGTTAGCTGGTATAGGCCAGAGTGAAGCTTCTAAGGTAGATGTGAGTTCCCTTTGGAGTATACAAAATTATGCGGAGAAGTTGTCCATCAGGTCTGGTGATAGGCGGTTCTATGATTTAGTCACTGAAGGTCTTACAGCAAGAGAATTTGCTGATGCGAAGCACACAGAGCGGATGCTCTCGTTAGAGAACTCAACAAAAGAGTTTTCCGATATAGCTAATAATAATGCTGCTCTCCAAAGAGTCAACGATTACATATCTGCCCAAAATGAACTAGGGGCAAAATACCCAGCAGGCATAACTGATGAAGAAGTAAAGTTAGCGCAAGCTATACAAGACAACCTGAAAAGTTGGGAAGGTGTAGTTCGTATTGAGAAATTTCTGAACGCTTATAAGCTATACAATGGTGATGCTGTTAAGATGGTTAGAGAAGAAATCAAGGATGCTACTACAGCAGATATAAGGAAGGCAATCACCGCTTATGAGTCGAAGGGCATTGATGGTCTCCGAGAGTTTACGGACACACAAAGCTGGGGCATTATAGGAAGTGGTTACGAGCCGCACGAGGTTATCAAACCTAGAGTATCAGCAAGAAAACCTGTAAGGTCAAAACCAGGCACCGTTCATTTAAGGGTCAGAACTGGTATTGACTACCAACAAGAGCGAAATATTCTGCAACGTGTTGACTCTTATGATAGAGCGATGTTGAGACGGGAGTTAACTCCTTATATCGAAGGACTTGATAGAGCACTCTCAGAGAACATTAACAAGTTGGCTAACCCTGGAAAGATTGCTCATAGTCTAAGCCTATTTAGCGAGTCGCTGTTAGGAGCACCTCCTCCTCGTGACTTAATTATAAAGGTTTTAACTGAAATATCAGGTATGGCCTACAAAGCAATTTTCCGTTACCCAGCCTTGTCCCTAAGAAACTTATTTCAGCCGTTAGCATTTGTCACAGACAAGACGCAGTTGTTCACAGTTCTAACAAAACCGTTAAACAAAGAACTAAAGTTGTATTACGACGCAGTAATAAGTCAAATGGTAGGAGTAGAACGAGACTTACTTCTGTATGAAGAGTTTAGACCTGGTAGAGTAGGAAAATTCCTAAGAAAAACAGAATACTACCCAATGAGCGACGAGATAGGACGCCTTATGACTTTCAATGCTGCATACAACAAGGCGTCATCCGCCCTTGAAAAGTTTAAGGAGACGGGCAATATCCAAGACTTCATAAACTCTTCAGGCATGTTAGAGTTTAGTCCAATACGGCAACGAGCCATTATGGAACACTTCATGGAATCAACACATAAGTATGGTCTTGAATCCTTGAAGGATGTTTCAGGGCAGGAACAAGCTGTTCGAGATGTTGCGACATTTGCTACCAATGACACACATTTTATGTACCGACGGCAACAGCGCTCGCCTGCTGAGATGGGCGAGGCAGCAAGGCCACTTACAAGTCTACTGGTATTTCCTAAGCAGTACGTAGAAAGAGTGTACCAACACTTAAACAGGATAGCTCCAGGCTCGAAGGCATCTACACGAGAGAAGGCTCGCTCATGGAAAGCCCTTATTGCTGTCATCGTAGGTGGAACTATAGTCGGTGAGGCATACAAGAAACTAAGTGGTAAAGAGACAAATTCATACAGTCCCGTAAATATAACCCGATGGAGTGGCGGTCTAGCAATAGGTGTATCAGCAGATGTTACTAATGCTATCTACCTGATTACTGAAGCTGCTATGGGCAATAAAGCGGCGGAGGGGCAATTAGCATCAGTTATACCTGCCCTAGGTGACACGTTCATACCGTTTTACTCTCCACTTATGAACTTACTAGAGGCTGCGGTCAACGAGAAGTACATTGACAGGAAAGTATTAAGAAAGATACGTTCAGAGTTTGACGAGACTTACATAGTAGACGACAGTTACTACTCGGAATATAGGGAACCTTTGGAAGCGATACGGCACGCCATCTTTGGCACCGAAACGCCCGACCCTGTAGACGAAGCTATACAGCCGTTCTACGACGAATACAAAATATTAACCTCTGCCGAACGCAGGGTTAAGCAATACATTGAAGCTGGTAAATACACCGAGGCAGACACCTATATCAAGCTCCACCCAGAACAGAACATAAGGTATGATGCTTCACGAAAGGTATGGTACTCTGCCCCTCGTCGGGAGATGGACAAGCTTAGGAGCAAGTTCACCGACCTCAACAAGGCAATGGAAGAGACTTATACATTAGACTTCTCTAAGGCAGAACAAACAGCACGGAAGAACACAATCAACCAACTTAAACTAAAGCTATTTGAGGACTGGCTAAACGCCCGTTCTACACAATAAAAACTAGGAGGAGACATGGCAGACCAAACCAATGGCACAACTTCAGCTGTGGAGGCAGCACCTTTTTCTGAACCTGTAAAGGTAGAAGGAACGGGCACAGCCCCAGTAGCAGGAGCGGAGACAAAGGAGAAGGTCATGGAGGAGGCTCCAGCCCAAAGGACATACTCCGAGGACGAATGGAACAAGAGGCAATCTTCGTGGGACAAGCAACAGGCCAGCACGGCAGCTACACTGAAGGAACTTGAGACGGCTCGTGACGAAATGCTAGCAAAGTTGGACGAAAGCGAGACTACACAGTTTCTAAAGACTGTTGAGGCTGATGGTGGCGATATGGATGTAGCGAAACAGATTGCTCTACGTGACTTGAACGTGCGTAAGGCGACAAGAGCGCTAGAAGAAACTCGAAAGAGGATGGAATCAGACGCCGCTGTGCTTGCCCAGTCTAGCAAAATAGACCAAGCAAATAAGCTAATTAAGGAACATTCCTTAACAGAAGATACCCTAGCTGTTCTAATGGAATCGGGTAACGTCACGGATATGGAGAACAAAGCTCTAAAACTTCGGCTTGAGAAATCAGGCGTAGAGCAACGTAAGCCAGCCGACCTTGCATCGACGGTAAGTTCAACAAGAGGCAGAGAACTGCCCAAGAACCCATCTCTAGCACTTGGCACGCTTATGGAGGAAGAAACAAGAAAATAATAAGGAGAACACAAAATGGCTTTAACAATAACAGAGGGCAATAAATATTCAACTACGACCCTCGCAGGTTATGTTATTGACCGACTAGCAAAAGGGAGCGAGATTCTCATACACCTGCCCTTTGAAGAGATAATGGGCAACAGTTTGACCTACGACACCATAACTACAAGGTCACCTGGGGCAGCTTTCTATGCAGTTGGCGACACATGGACAGAGAGTACACCAACGATAACCCAAGCAACAGCTACTCTAACCGTTTTAGGTGGAGACGCTGACGTTGACAACTTCCTGTCCAGCACTCGGTCAAATATCCTAGACCTGAAGGGCACTGTCCTCGACGACAAAATCAAGTCTATTCGAGAGAAATACTTGGACACTGCGTTCTATGGAGTATCAGGCACGGCAAACCAGTTTAGCGGGCTTCAAACCCTGATGACCAGCACTACCTACAATACCGTTCATGCTGGGTCTGGCACTGGAACTGCCCTATCTGTCGTACTACTCCAGAGCGCCATCGACCTCATCACTGGATGGAAACCAACACATATAGTGATGACCAAGCAGATGCGAAGATACATCAACGTGTATCTGGACTCGATAGGCGACAAGTTCACCGCCACACGTGACGAGTATGGCAACATGATTGAGTGGTTCCGAGGTCTCAAGATAGTCACCGACGACCATCTGCTCAACACTGAGACGGCAGCTTCAGGAGCTTACGTGGCAAGCACAGGCGGAGCTAATACCTCCATCTTCATCTGCACTTTTGCTCCGAAGGCAATCTGCGGTATCCAAGGGTCTAGCGGCATTGAGACCATTCCGCTGGGCGACCTGGAGACCAAGGATGCTAAACGTTGGCGCATCAGATGGTACTGCGGGCTGAAGTTTGAAGACCTACGCTCGGCTGCCAAGATGGACGGTATCGTAGCGGCTGGGACAGTGACCGCTTAACCTAAACTCAAATTGATAGGCTTGGGCAGGAGCCTCTAATCCTGCCCTAGGTCGAGCAAGTGCCATTGGCTTGCATAAAAAGATAAAATCTCAATAAGGAGAATAAACAAAATGGCAAGAACATTTCCAACCGCAGGCCAAAGTCCTGTCGATGTCTACAACACTCAGGTGCGTCCTGGTGTTTACATTGAACATGTAGTCACCGATGATGGGACTGAACGGCATAGTGTAGAACTTGTGTCTACAGCAACTATGGCGTCAGGGGGCAACTATGTCAACCTGAACGTCGTAACCACAACTGCGGGCACGGCTGCCGCTTGGGTATCTAGCATTTACGCTAAGATAACTCAAGGAAGCACTAAGAACGTCAACGGTTACTTCTGTGCTGCTGAGTTCGAGATTGTCAACTCAGCTGCCAATGTTTCCGACAACTTCTGCTTAGTGCTAAACTACCAGAACAACGGTTCAGGCAGAGGCTCACATGAGTCTTACATCGCTATACGTGACTATGGTAGTCTTGCAGCCACCAGTCTGTTCTGGATTGCGGACTCAACCATCGGAACAAACGTTACGACTTCCCTTATGTCTACATCAACTTCTGATGTAACCGTAACCCATTGTGTCAGATTCTATGCTGGTGGTACTCCATACTGGTTCTTAGTGAGTAGTGCTGGCCCCGCCTAAACCTAAAGCCTTCTGAGGGCTGGGCTTTAACTAGCCCTCAATATAAAACCCCTCCAAGGACTAGAAAAACTCATAAAGGAGAATAAAAAAGGAGAGAAATGGCAAACAAAATTTCAAAACCCTTAATTATGGCAGAACGATTCGTTTTGCTCAATAATCTGCCCCAACAGGGCGACCTAGTAACCTTTAAGATTTTACGGAAACTCCGAGAAACTCTTAGTCCTGATGAACGTGAAATCAAAGAGTATAAGTTCAACAACACTTATCGCTGCCCCCACCGAGACTTTGATGAGAAGGGCAAGGGCTTTCAGTGCGAAGTGGAGGAAACAAGTGAGTTTCCTATAAAATGTAAAGTCCATGACATCTTTATGCAACCATCAGGGAGAGTAAGTTGGGACGAAGAAAAATGGAATGACACCAAAGAAATATGGTTCGGAGCGAAAGCTAACCAGATAATCATAGACGCCCTTAAAAAAGTTAGCGAAGAAGACAAGCAAATCAACGACGACGTTATTGCAAGTCTTTGCGATAAATTCCTCGGTTCCGAGGACGAGGAGGACTAAATGGCATTTGCAGATACGCAGACAGGAGCAGTACTACTTCATGGCGAAAGCCCAGCGTCCATCGAGTTGGCAGGTACAGTAGCTAAAGGCGATGCTGTCGGCTTCAGCGGCGGCTGGAAGCGTGCTCTAGCAACGGCAGCTGGCGTCATACAACTTAGATGTATTGCTGGTGAAGACGGCGTTTCGGGGCAGAAGATTACAGCCTACTTTGGAGTAGTACTTATAGACGCTCGGTTTACAGGGGCAACGGCAGGCGGCGCACTTTATGTCGCCGAGGGCACTAGCAACGGCATGTTCACCCAGACTGCGCCTACTACATCAACTGATGCCAACACTATTGTTGGATATGCCCTATCAGCAACCTCAGCTGCTCTTACACCAAACTTTAACGTTGACAGTGTTGTATAAGGAGACCAACGATGCCAATTCCAACACCGACAGGGGGGACTGAAAAAGACATCGATATGGGCGCTTGTATTCGTGCCCTTCGTCGGGAGGGATATTCCGACCACAAACAACAGGTGGCTATTTGTATGTCAAAGTGGCGAAAGGCGCATGGTAAGAAGGAGAAAGACTAATGGCTTTGTACGAAAACACAGCCGACCAACTGATTGAGTTCACGCTTGACAGCGTGCTCGGAGACCTCTGGGAAGGCACGGCAACGGGGGGCACCAATGGAACTATGGCAGATACCTCTCGGTATGAGTCAGACGACTTCTTTCAGTCGCTAACTCCACCTGCCCGCATATACATTCGGACAACTACTGACGCTGCTGCTCCCATAGGAGAAAGCCGTGAATCAACAGACTGGGTGCAAACAGGGGGCACTTTAACCTTCTTGCCCGTAATGACAGCAGTTGTAGGCGCAGGTGATACTTATGCTATCTCAAGTGAATATACTTGGGCAGAAGTAAAGAGGGCAATAAACCTGGCCATCGACGATGCCGCCAGAGATATGCTAATAGAAAAGCTAGATGAATCAACTGAGCTAGTAAGTAGCGTCTACGAATACGACGTGCCTACTGGCTTTGTTTATGTTTATAGAGTAACAATGGAAGACGGCAGCGGAAACTATCCCTCGCCGATACCTCCAGACCAGTACCGAATAGTGCGAGGCAAGCCAACGCCAAGACTACACCTGAGTAGGATGCGTAATGAACAACAGTATCAAGGCCATTGGTACGGAGAGCTATGGGCATCTGCCGACCTAACGGCTGCCCGCTCACTCAGGATAGAAGGTTTGGCCAGACAGCCTAAACTCGTTCTTGACACCGACTTGTGCTATCTTAACCCAGTATTTGTGTGCTATAAAGCGGGCGAGTTGCTTCACGCTCGTCGGGTGCGGAGGTCGGACAACGACCCCGACGAACACCAAACACAAATGGTCATCTGCCGAAACATTGCTGAAGGAGCTAGGGCACTGACCAAGCTACCAGCAGACTCGAAGAGGGTGGAGGTCTAAATGGCAGTTGTAGTTAACGCTAACGAGGTACTCTTAAACGCTGTTCGGTATCCACTATTAAGCGATGTACAACCAGAGCTTTCTAGGGTATTCGCCGACAAGATGGTTATTGGCGACTACACGAAGGATAGCAATAAAGATGTCTCTACGTGGGTTGAAAGCGACCAGCGTGGTGGTATGCTCATGGAAGAGATGGCGGGCGAGAGTGGGTATCTTCGCTCCTGGTGGACTACGTGCAACACCCATTACAGAGGGCATCTTATTCTGCCACGCTTAGTTACTCAGGCTACTCTGCCCACGATGCCGACGATTACTGATGACGGACTAGAAGCTTGGACTACTACGACCAACTTAACTAACTGGACTGAAGAAGTTAGCGGAATTAACTCATCAGTTACACAGCAAACAAGCACTAACGTACATGCGGGCACATACTCTGCTGACCTTTTAGCTTCAGCAGGAGGATACGCTAGGATAAAGCAGAGCTTAACTGGTTGGAGCAGTAACTTCCAGACCAGTACCATGATTTTTACTGCTTACGGGCTTGCAATCGA